CGGCAGCGTCAGATGTGTATAAGAGACAGGTATACATTATTTGTTGTCAATATGTAGAGTATATCGTCATCAATCTTTGAAAATCTCAACTTAGTAAATGTCTCGTCAGTATCAAGTATGTCATCGAGATAATACTTAGTGACTAATTGGCCTTGAGTATCATATCGAAATATGCCGCCTGCTGTATTTAGAATGTATACATTGTCGTCTGATCTGTCTACATCCATATCAACTAGAGTACCAGACGTATGCTTTGTGTATGTTGTTGACATCCAGTTTAAGTCTCTGTCGTATACTTTGTAACCGTTATGCTCTTTGTCCAAAACATGCACGTTATCATTGGAGTCAATTCTTACGCTAATAGGGTTACCGAACTTAGCTTTTGCGTATATGTCAGTACTGGCACCGCCAATGGTCTTTATCAAGAACCTACCGATAGATCCAATCGCTGGATTGGTTGTCAGTACTGCGTCGATATCAAACTTATGTATATTGGTACCGTTACATACAAACAAGTTATTGTCACTGTTTATTGCTAGAGATTTTATATCAGTAAAAGATAGTGATGTTGCATCTTCAACGAATTTTGTATTTAAACGTATACCGGTGGTCGAGTTAGTAGAATTACCTGATAAAGCTATTAACGTCAAGCTATTAGCGACTACACCGACGAAGTCAATTGATGTGCCTAGTTCCTTTACAAACGCGCCATCAACTATTCCAGATAGAATAGTGCCATTGGTACCGTTAAGGGCAACTGCTGCCTGACTGCTAGCATTAGACGATGAATACCAACCGACATTAGCACTTGTACTTGCCACAGTGGACGCAATATATCCCTTATATGATTGCGGGAACTTATTGGATGCTATCTTAGTTTGAGCGTTTAAATATAAAAAATTGTAATACAGTTTATATATACTACCATTATATGTATCTGAGGTACATAGGTCGTTGGTTTTTATCTTTATCTCATCAAACGTGTACGGTAACTGCAATGTATCACCTAGATACCTGTCCATAACAAAGGCACCTTTAACATCTGCGTCAATACTAGCGCTCAATACGAGGGGAGCAGCATCTGGCATTGTTGTGTGTTGTGTCTTATTAATAGCCATATGATTGTGACCCTCCTGGAGATGTAGATGTTGAGCTAGTTATAGGAGCGCTAACAGATACTGACGTACCGGTCGCTGCTTGTACCAATGTATCAGAATTGTCCCATATTAGCTTATTAAGCCTGGTATATGCTGGTAGCACTTTATCTAGCTCTTTACGTATATGTACCTCCATGTCTTCTTTGAATGAGGTATCTGTAGTAGATATACCATTAACGTTTATGTTAAAGATTTCACTTCTCCTACCGGGCAGTCTGTGCTTAAATACTCGTTCTACTGTATCTACATAACTGCGTTGACCTGTAGGTAATGGCCATACTACATCACTTATCGCATTGTTTGCGTTATAGTGACATTGTATATCAGATACGCTTAGCGCCTTATTGTATATCTTCAATCTATTGATCATCGCATTGTCGATGTAGTAATAACCGGGTTGATTTGTAGTTCTGGATATGGGTAGCGATGTACCTAAGAACGGAGACGCTCCGATGGTTAGTGGCATTGTGAATGCATTGTTATATACGAACTTACCAGCTTCAAGATCTATATTATCGATTAATGCTGAGTCTACGTACATACTATATAACCCGTTCTCAGTATCTAGATTTACACATATATTATGCCACCCAGGATCAAACGTAGATAAATCCACAGAGAGTGTATAGCTAGAGAAAGCTGCAGTTGTTGTGGAGCTATTGTATAGGTTGGTTAATGATATCTTTGCATCCAATCGAGGCCTTGTTGTCGATTGGTGCTTCCTGATATAATCAAATCCAGTTGACGTCTTGAGGCTGTATGATGACAGTGGCGTTGCAAAGTGTGTCACCGGAGCCGTACCGGTCAGTATAGATGTTGTAGTGTCAACTTTTCCTGTACTGCTATCTAATACAAACCCTTTACATCCAGATAATGTCTGATTTAATATTGTTACCTGATTCTCGTAACCATTAGGAGTAAATTCATGTACAAAATCTATATAACGTGTTGACTGATAAGGTGTAGATGATAGATCAGTAGAGAACGTTATGTTTCTATCACTGTCTAATTTAGCTATCTTACTGTCTCCGTATAATAACCATATGCTATTGCTCCTATCACAATTCACACATTCAAGGCTATCAGTACCAGCAGCACTAACACCAATTATATTACTAGATACAGATGTATCATATGTGTATAGATAGTTGTTCTGAATTACCCAAGGGTAACCGTAGCTATCGATAACACTTCCTTGAGACAACCCTGCATCAGGGCCAACGATAATAACAGGCGATTCAGGATTTACATATCCATAAGCATTGCCGGATAATCCACCTTTCATGCTATGTATCCTCAGAGTATAGTCTGATGATAAATTATTATAGTTCCATATATCTGCAGATCGACTTTCTCCTTGATAACCGGCGACTTGATTCTGTAAGTCAAACTTAAAGTATCTAGCTGAATTGCCCTCGACGCCAGTAATAGCATATACGAAATCCTCATCCACTTCAATATCGTATATTGTCTTATCCGTTAAGTGTGTACTGCTGATCTTATTTTGAATAATACCTGCAACGTTGTATTCATATATGTCATTGTTATTACCGACAAACCAATAATTACCTGTTGATCCTCGCCGGGTGAAGTGTGTAATAGGTACCTCTACAGAGTGTGTATCGATATACTCATATTCACTATTATATATGTGCACTTTATCGCTATCTGGAAATGTTATTAGTGGTGTAACGAATGGTTCATTGAATATACCGATACCGTGGGTTGTATAATTGCCTACGATCTGGTCACCGAACGGTACCGTCCAGTCATCGTTGTACATCCAGAAATTAATCGAGAATGAACCTCTATGGTCTATTGTTGGTGTCAAGACGTACCTGTTGTTATTGAATCTGTAAGTCTTGGGTATATTAATACTAGACGAAGTGTGAACTTCTCCTGTCATAGGCACACCGTCTGCCATAGTATGCGAAGGTCCGTCGATAATATATTCAGGGTCGACAGATGTACCGCCCATCGTCTTATATGATAGGCTACTATCATCAACTATTGTGTTGCCATCCAAGCTCAATATCATTCGCTCACTATCTCTATTTCCAATATGATGGTACGCGTACAGTGCGTTGGGTTCAAATACTAGTTCACTTAATGTATCGAATATCCTTATATTCTGTGCGGAGAGCTTTTCGATAACAGATGATACTTTACTAGTGTACTCAGAGACGTATGCTGTTGAGGATAGACCTTGACTGTAGGTAACAACCTCTGGGTTGATATATCTGTCAACCCAACGCGGTGTCGATGCTGGGTCACCATTGCCTGATAACCAGGTACATAACCATGTATTGTCTATTATGTCTGTTATATTGCGCAAATTGTGGTCATCACTACGCTTCTTATATATCTTGTCAGATCTCATCGGCGTATCACCTGCGATGGCACCGCATTTAATGAGCTGAGAATCATTAACGTTGAGCTTGACATACGGGTCGATTATACTCGGCATATGAAAGTATGTTACGTTATTTGCCGGGAAGATCATATCAGTAACACCACTAATATAATTTAACGAGATGTTATCATCGCCAAATTCCTGATGCGTGCCTGTATGTAGCCCACGATATACCCTATGAGTTGTCTCATTCTCAGTAGTATGATATGGGTTACCTCTAGGCTGGTTACCATTAATAGTCAGCTGATTCTTCAATGGTAATAAATTCATAGCCATCGACGTAGATAGCTCATTTGTAGACGTCGTAGTTATGAAGTTGTTTTGTATACTACTATGTGACGATGATATATCAGCTGTTGCAAGACTGCTACCACCCGAACTAACGTAGCTAAGCCATGTGTTCTGTATATCTAATGAATCAGGTGCTGTATATGCTGTTCTGATTTCAAACCTGTTTGCTGTATCATACCCTGTGTTTATTAGGTAAGTCCCAATTGGGTGTGCAGATATCCTATCTGTCGCGTCATTGAACCGAATAACGGATGGCTCTACTAACGATGAACCGTTAAATATAGCAGATGTCAGTGAGATGCTGTTATCAGTTAGAACGTATGTAAACAGCTGGGTGTCGTGCAGACTATTTACTGCCTCATTTCTTGTTTCGAATTTAAGAGCAGAAGAATTAGTTGGTGTTAAAGTAAGGTATTTTAAGTTGGTACCGTCATAATGTCTAATTGCCGCGGTACTATTATCGAGTAGCTCTAATTCGAAGAAATTTCGATTATCAAGTGTATCAGTACCCGTAACCATTACCATGTTGGTTACTGGGTCAACAGTCCAGTAATTGTTGGAGCTCGCCTTTAAATATGTGCACGTATATACCGGGTAGCTAGGCTTGGGCGTCTTGATCTCTAATATATCATGTATATACTTCGGCTCAGTTAAATAAAGCGTATTGAAGTTATTAGAAGATGCAGACTGTAGGCTGCTTAGAGCATTAATAAACGTTATATTAATACCGTCATTGATATTATCGTTGATGTACTTCAGAGATACATCTTCATCTAACGCATAGTCACCAGTTACTGGTCTGACGTTGGCATAATGATAATCAGGTATTTGCATCTACATTAATATTTATTGCAGGACGCAGATTACCGAATTAAGAAAACATTTCTTAATACTAGGATAAACCTAATATTTCCAATTTCTCTTGTTTACCGGTCGATATCAGCTCTTCAACAAAATCACTGTACTCTGTATCAGCTGTTCGCAATGCTTTAAATTCTTCATCTATGGAATATCTGTCTCTAATCGCTCTCCGGGTACGCTTATCAATCGATAAGAACACACTTCCCCATTTACACATATCACTGGATACTGTAGGAGTAACGGTTACAACACTAATATCTACTTCATCTGGCTGTGGTAAATATGATGTTACTGTTTCTCCTGGTATGGAGATGTACATATAACCTTCTTTAGAGCCGATAGTGTGTACTCTACCTGTACCGGAGTAATTGATACCGCGGACTCGGTATTGATCACCATTGTCTACCTTGTATTTTAATATTACTGCTGCCATTTTAATTATTTATTAGAATTTTACTTGATGCCAGGAGCTCTTCGCGTGATTTGATACAGCACTCTCATTATAGCCGTTGCCAAAGAGCCAGCCTTGTCCATACCCTATGTTGAATACTCTACCATTATGAGTTAATAAAATTGCTGACATATAACCCGCTGCTGAGGCAAACCACGGTACTACAACCTGGAAGTCTTTTATTTCACTTGGATGCACCGGTAGTGATATTTTCTTAAAGGTAGTAACATTTGCTAATGATGTGCCACCGTCGTTCTGTGTATCTAGTCCGTAACCGTTATTACCTGAGAACCAATAATAACCAGATAAATCTCTAATGTACGTTACTGCTCCATTGTTACTTCTTGAGTGCTTCTCGCATATCACCGATGACACCGAAGCACATAGTGCAGTTGGTAGATAGTTGTTCATGATTCGAGGTACAGGGAATGCTGTTACAGTACCATCACCAAGTGCACCTGTATCGTTACGACCCCAGCCTATCAACTTAACACCAGATACTGATGTTTGATCTGTGAAGCCTTCATATATCATTGTCGTTGAGTTCCAGCTACCGCCCTCAATTGCGGAGCATGTAGCAATTGCTGAACTCACCGTGCTACCAGGATGTGTGTCGAGAGCGTATGCTGCACTAACTGAAGGTATTACCGTGAACAGGGTTACATTATTAGTGGAGTGACCTACACCCATTTGTAGAGAGCCATCATTGTACCCAATCCCATATACATGACCGCTAGTTAATAGTGCAAAGGTGGAACTATAATAATCACTACCATTAGATGATCGATGAACTCGCATATCATCTACACCATGAAGACCATATGGAGCAGTAGCATCTCCTGGCTTAAATCCATCCGTACCTTGCTTTACCGGGGCCAGAACGTTAGCAGCTACACTTCCATCAGCTGCGTGTACTCCGCGGTTGCCATTATATGCCACATCGCCCCAGGCGTAAAAGTCTCCACCACTTAAGCGGGCGAACGTTGATGTGTCTGCTCCGCCCCATGCCCAGAGCTTCTCAACGCCTACTAATGAACCGACACGAGTAGGGGATGTTCTATCCGTTGTAGTACCATCACCTATTTGTCCGCTGTTATTATCACCGCAGGCATAAACTCGACCATCGTTTGGTGCACTGCCGTGGCCCTCGGCAATAAAATAATTGGTAGCCCCGGAGGAGCCATCATCAGTCGACATCACAATCTCACGAATTTTTACACCAGAGTCTGGGAAGGTTATTTTCTGGAATGTATAAGTAACTGTTGTACTACCTATGCCCGATTGACCTACTCCGTTCTGACCGGCACTGTATACGTGACCACCCTCGGTGAGAATAAATGTTTGGTAGTAACCTCTATATACATCCTTTACGGTATGATCTGCAGATTGCCTGTCGTAGTCTGCAGGGAATGTTACTGGTTGTGGATTGTATGCCGCGTGATCATATGATTCATTAAACCCGGCTCCTAGTCCATAACCTTCACCACTGCCACGAACATCTCCATCAGCCATTACGTAATGAAAGCTATCGTTTGTATTATTTGATGTATAAGAACCTATAGACAATTTACTGCAGTAGTTTCTACCGCTACCTGTATCTTCTTGAGCCCAAACCGGATCAGCAGCCGACCCTTGTGATTTTAATACATATCCTGAAGCGCCAACTTCAAGTCTCTTGCTACTACCAGCGCCATCTCCAATCGATAAATCACCATATGCTGATAGTGTTACTGTTGCACCTTTAGCTAGATATCCCCAGTAACCAGAATTTAATGCACCAGCAACTATTGGTGCTTGGTTAGTATTATCAGCTACAGCAACGAATGAGCTCTTTTCGTAAAATACTGAATCTAATACTTCATACGTGGCTGATGCGTCCCAGACATCTCTCCAATCTAACCCAGTTAGTCCAGACACTTGAGTTACGAGGGTATTTAATTCTACGCTTGTAGCACTGACCGATACAGTGATCGCCGATAGGCTCTTAATATCTGTCTTTAGTGTTGATAATAATGGTTCAAATGTCGTATTAGTCTCATCTAATATAAAATTCTCAAAATCTATTATACGTGTACCAGAAGCTTCTGTCTCAACAATAAGATAGTCACCCCTTTTGATCTCTAAGATCTCTGGGATACTCTTAACATTAATCTTCTTCTCGTGGCTCATATTAAAATCTCACTTCTCGCCATACTCCAGCATAGCTATAATTACCTTGCTCCCATTGCGTTGTCATTGGTACAATCCCGTATCCTTGTCCCCAGACAAACAGTCTACCTGCTGTTGTTAGTATATAGTAGTTACCTTGATTGTGGTCAGTTGTATCACCAGCCGAGGAATCATAATATCCCCAATCCTTAATATCAGCTGGTGTGCACGGTAGATTCCATTTTACAAACCCGTCAGTGGTTGTTGTTGTTGTTAACTGTGGTGCTGGTATATTTTTGGCGACATTATTAATACCGGCGGTTACAGTGTTAACCCCGGCGCTGTAAAAATTACCAGCGCTGTCTCTGACAGTAAGAATCTGACCCGCGTACGTGGCATTAAAGGCAGCTGGGGAATGAAATGCTATTTCGCTAATATCTCCTCTGATATCAAAATTATCTTGATCAGGTCCACTTGATAGGCAACCTGTAACATTAGACAGCTTCATCGGTGTTAGGACGGCGGCGGTGGTTAGACCATCTAATGCCCTAGTGCCATTATATCCCCAGCCGTATACCTCAGTACCAGACAATCCAACCATTGCCTGATGGTACGCGCCACTATGAGCTATATCAGTAAATCCACTAACACCGGAGACAGCAGTCCATGTATTCCGGGTTCCACCTGCGCCAACACCGAAAATGCCATGATTAGCCTGATCAGTTCCAGCACCATAAACTACACCAGTACTCAGCAATGCGAATGTTTGTTCGTACGTTTGACTTCCTGCATCGTTATAGTATATACCGTTCGATGGTACCTCGATCTTTATTGCGCCGCTCAATGCAGTAAGCACAGTTGGAGCCGTTCTGTTTGTCGTGTCACCTAACCCTAAGCGGGCACCACCATTATATCCCCAACCGTATACCTTACCACCGGTCGTAACTGCGTATGTAGTGCTATAGGTACCACCATGATATATCTCTACAATAGGTCCATCTGTAGTACCTACTCCAATGTTTGTTACCTTTACAGGGGTAGTTTGAGGAGTTGTTGTATTGCCTAGACCACATTGCCCGTGTGCATTGTATCCGCAAGCATATACATCTCCCGCTGTTGTTAAGAACATAGACGTCTGAGCTCCGGCAGTTGAATCAACAGTACATGATATCAAAACTTTATTGATCTTGATATCGTTTGTCTTGAAATACCCAATTCGAGTAAGCATGTATCTACTAGTCGTGTCACCATGGCCGTGCTCACCAAACTCACCAACACCAGTACTGTACACGTCTCCTGCGGACGACACTACAAAATTAGTCCTACCTCCTCGAGTTACATTTTTGACCGTATCGGCTGAATGTGACCACGTACGAGTGTCAAACATCATAGGCTGTAACCCAAAAGTATAAGCACTCACATGGGCACGGCCTTGCGCAAGAACACCATGACCGTCATCATCTCCAGCTACTATCAACCTGCCATCGGTCATTAGTAACACGGGTCCGAATTCATGACCCCATCGTCTACTGCCAATAGATCCGGAATACACTCTTTCAACTTTTGCCCCGGCTTGGCCGTCTGTTCCAAGCTGCCATACTGGCGTATTCGAGGTACCTTGTGATGTTAGTACATATCCAATTTCATCATCACTTTCAGGTTTGACTTCAACGAGGTTACTACCGTCATATGAGAGTATTGCACTGGCGCTTGAAAGTGGCAGAGTAACAGTCCCTTTCTTAGCGAGATAATTCCAATATGAACTATTCAATACACCATCACCGTCAGCAGGGACTTCATTGGTATTATCACCTAGAGATACAAAGCTACTTTGTTCATACTGTACAACGTCTTGAGAGTTATATGCAGTAGCAGCTGACCAGTCATCTCTCCACATAAGACCAGAGACACCTGATACTTGAGACACCAGAGATGTATTAATGGTTTGAGAGGCAGTTAGCTGCCTTAACAATGAGGTATTATCTGATATATTTGTTGTATGACCTGATATAGTCGTAGAAAATGTAGTATTATCTATACCGATACTAAAGTCTTTAAAGTCTAATATCCTCGTACCTTCAGGGGTCTCAATGATAAGGAAATCACCAGCTTTTAGGCTAGTAACTCCATCTAATTTATTGATATTTACCCTACTCTCTGCCATATTTATTAATATTTAGTTACAATCTCTCATCAGCAAGCTATACTGTTAACAGAAGTTACTGTGAGCACTTACACTAAATGCTGCTGACGATAACGGTTCAAATTTCGACACGGTTCTGTCTTTAAAATATTCCTTAGCTGTACCATATACATTAAATGTTTTTATCTCGCAATTTGTAAATCTATCTGATGTAGCGAATGATACACCTACTCTTAGGGATGTAGGGGGTATACTTGTTAAATCATATGTCATATATGGATAGAACTTGCCAGTGGTAGCATCTAATATCTCTGCTTTAACTCGTTTCCCGCCATTCTGTAGCGCTACTTTTAATTTGTGGAATGTTATATCATCTCTACTCGAAACATATTCGTGTAGCGTTACTGCCGGTGACGCGTCATATTCCTCGTCACTAACAACTGGATAATTGCTGAGATTGCTTGTTGTTGTGAGTACTCTGTAGCTAGAAATCTCACTAGATCTCAGTGTTAATGTGTTTGGTGATACTGTAGTATCTGGGCACGTACCAACTGTACCTATATAAGGAAAGCTGCCATGACCTGGGTCATATGCCGTGATCCCGGTTGTACCTGTTTTACTGTCAGTCGAATTACCGAAATTGCCTTCAATATCAAAACCAACTCCGATGTACCCACCGCGGATACCATTAACGTCAGCTGTAAATGAATAATTGTCTCCCATTGCCCCTGTGTAGTTAGTATATCCGAGAGCGCTACCTATACCGGCTGGATAAAACTCATATGATGTATCAAATAAGAATATGCTCAGGCCTCCTCCAGGAGCTCTAGTACCACTATATTTTGTAGGTAATGCTTCGAACGCTGACTCGGTCGTATTTAGAGTATGGGTGTAAGCGGAATTACCGTCAGTCAACGTATAGAATGCAACGTCAATATATGCTTCGATATCTTGAACTAGCGGATCAAGTCCTGTGTTATCAATCACATAAGAACTATTATGAGTATATGGTAAAGCAGGAGAATTGTCAACATATGTCGGTAACTCACCAGTAGATGCAATCTTTTGTTGTATGTCATGCCCGAGTAGGAAATTACCAGACGCTGTATCAATATGTCTCGTGACAGGATTTACGGGCCGACCGGACAATGAAGGTTCAGTAGCTGATCCGTATACTATCTGCTTTATAGGACCGAACGTATCAATTTCAGATACCAGCCCGTCGACTGAAAAGCGATGTGTCTCGCTTGTATTAGTCCGATTTAATATGCCTTCAATGTCAGCTGAGATGCTAGGCTGATTGGATGTCGCTGTAAAGTTATCTATATGATAATTCGATATACTATTGACAGGTTTAAACATTCTAATTACAGATGTATCAAATGTTTTTCCTGTCTTTGTATCAAGATATGTAACTGCGGTATACACCTTATTGGCAGGATCTTGCCCGGTGTATGAAATAAGAAATTTCTTATCTAATCTGTTAAAGCATATATTCGGGCGGGCCGCGGATGTTATGTTGATTTGCTGTGTTGTACCGTACAGTGAATAACCAGCTGTACAAAGTGTGTCAAATGTTGTACTTATATCTGTAGCGGTGGTTAACGTAGCTAGTGAATATATATCTCTAAGATCCTTTTTGGCGATATCATATTCATAAACTCTCGGATATATCGCCTTATAGTTACTACCTGACAGATACGGGTGTACCAGCAATGTAGCAACGTATATTACGTCTTCAACATCATTATACCATATGTTACTGAAGTTCTCTAACGCTCTATTGCTGCCTGATAATGAGATATACAATCGTTGACCGATATCAGATGTGTATACTTCAGTCTCAGCATTATATTTTATTTTTTCGAATATAAGGAAATTATCAGTTTCAATAATCACGACGTCTTTAATGATATCGAAATTTTTAATTTTATAATTTATCTCGCTCATTACGTCAGTCAGTTGTGTGTATTTGACGAATACACCGCTGAGAGCGCTCGACACTGGACCTATTACAGTCGACATTGAATTTCGGACGTACCAATTCCCGTATTGATCATGCTTATCATATGCTGTGGTCTCGTTAGAGACAGGTGATGGTGTGGAACTATATTCGGTTGTGTGAGCTGACGCTTGAAAGTCAAAATAATTGACATTCTGTTTATTCAGTAAACTGGATAAGCCTGAAGCCAATGTAGTATCTGTTGACTGTGTTGCAGCAGTAGTATAGTTACCTGCTGTCTGATTAGTAGTTGTCCTCGAGGGGTGCAGCGCTTTATATAAGCCGTACTCGTTACCGTATATATCAGTCCTCCATTGATACAAAGTATTGTCAGATATCAACAAATCATCTAACTTAGACTGAACGGGTAAGTCTTGTTGGGCTAGTATAGGGTATATATCAGAATTGGACCATACATCCTTCGCATCACCAGTCCAGAAATCGATATTATCAGTTGATCTGCTTACTCCTGTACTATGTAGTTGTAGTGACTCTTCTGTGGACTGATATGGCCACATCTTTTGTATCTTACTGGCATTTGTAATATCACCAGCTTGCTCGCCGTTGCCTGTACCTGTCTTAATTGGTGATATATCATCGGTATGCTTATATGGTGAAGATTGATCAGTCTTTGTGTTACCACGACCAGCACCGTACTGATCAGGATCAGGGAATACATACAATGTATTAGGTAGTAAATTAGCAGTGTCTAGTTTATATGTAAATACTGGTGCAGAGTAGTTTAATATGCCAAGCTTTGTTGGTATGAAAAATCCCCCTATGTCTTTTAGGTCTGATAAGTTGTTTGTATTGGGTACTGACGCTACAGATGGAAAGTACCTATTCAATATATTAGCAGATGAGTTTGATGCTTCATATAATAGTCCTGATACGTAATATGTTGCTGTGCTATCTGTTGATAGATAGTATGTAGACGTACCTGCATACTTCTCGGATAATTTTTTATCGTATTGTAGTATTAAGTTGTCAAGAGTTTTGGTGGCATCGACAAAGTAATTATATGGTAATTCTGATATATTTGACCGCGGTATATTGATCAGTAAATCTAAGTTTAAACTAGACGTTACATCATCACTGCAAGCTGTTGTCAGTATTTGTGGCAACTCCTCAAATAAGCTTGTTATGGCAGATTGTATATCTATAAAGGCGAGCTCGCTAACAGGGTTTACATTGCTACCAAACTGGTCATAGTGATACCCTGAGCTTACACCCTGGCAGTACGTTGTTTTATCAGTGGAAGGATCAAGATCGAAATAATTTTGATAGGTGTCATATAGTGTATTGACGCTGATGGTTACATTTTCAATAGCTGCACTTACTGTAGGGATCTGAGTACGAGGATATTTTTGTGTGAAGTCTTTATCTCCTAATAATGCATATATTGTATCAGTTATAGCCTTCTTCACACCGAGCTCACTACCCTTAAAGCTACTCTTTATTTTTGAGAATTGTACATCTTGACGCTTGGTTACCAAATACTGAGTAACCTGTTTAAGCTTCTTTGCAAAGTACGGTATGATTATATCCAGCTCGGCTGGGTCATCGTAATTAATATTAGATAAAAACCGCTGCTCATCAACAGTAGAGTACCTTAAAGTTATATCCTTAAGAAGCGCTTTGTATATATCAGCTACCGACTGCCGGTTAGAAGACTTTTCAGCATTTGATGACTGATAGAAATTGCGTACATAGTTACTATATTGTACGAATAGGTCACTCTCAACCGTTGTATCGATATTACCTTGCTGTAGCCAGTCAATATATGATAACGGGTCTGTCAGCTTATCTGTACTTTTATTCGCCATTCTATGTAACTATTTATATGTATATTACAGAAGTGAGGATGAAGATCCAGATACAGAAGACATAAACATATCTAATCCTCTTCTCAGTTCATAATCTATCATTGCGTCTACTATACCATCATCATCTGTCCAAGTCTCGAGACCGCTATTTGATTCAACTAAATTGGTGTATGAATTATCCCAGTCAATTAAACCTTCCAGCTGTACGTTACTGTATACAGGTGCATATTCATAAAAATTGTAATATTTTGCTATCTCACTACCAGTAGCTGTGTTATGGAGAGCCCATCCCCATGTCGAGTTGTAACCACTAAGCGGATATGAAGATAACATACCTACCTGGCTGTTGTATCCTGGATCACCACTACCTCCAGATACGTACATGGTATTAATGACAGAAAATTCTCTATTAAATAACTGTTCGGCTACAATAGGAGTACCTGCTGTGATGGTGTATGTATTAAAGTCTACCTCTGCACCTAAATTGATACCCAAGGTCGGGCTGTTCGTCCCTTCCTTATCAAAGCTTCGATCAAATCTACTTCTTGTACCCCATAATTTATGATGAGGTATTGACGTCATATTCATTACCCGTTTAAGGCCACCGGTATAGCTATGATTGTAATTGTCAATATTAACATTATATTGTTCACATAATGAGTACAGAGAGCTGATATCACACTCATCGATGTTAGAATGATTACTAGCAAAGTTTGCGGTTTTATAGTATATAGATTTTCCGATAGAATTCGGATTTGCGCTAGCGTCACCTATGATCTGACCGTAGAATGTATCGAATAATTTTTCGTGCTCAAGTAACTGTGGCTGAAATCTGTATGACTTTACAGTCTCAGCAGCATCAAAATCTTCAAATAATAAATTAACATTATACTTACCTGCTGAGGAAAATATATTGATTGTTGATTCGCCAGTTAGCGACTGTGTAGATGATGCTACGAACCGGTATTTATTGACCCAACGCCAGCCAGTCCAGTCACCAAGCGCTCTATACATATGTGAACCACCAACAGCAGGTGGATCTATAGTCACGTATCCTGATAACTGCGGGGTGGTGATCGGGTGTCTAAATACTCTATTTTCAGGTGAGTTAATAACCATTAAGTTACCTGACGTATCACAGGATATGCCACCAATTTGCTGTACATCGTAGGATTTAAAATTGCCGCTAGATAAACTTAGGAACTCAGATGATTCAACTCGCACATCCAAGCTCTTAACGCCAGTTGTACTTGTTATCTTGGATACCGTATTGACATCATGACCAACCCAACAGTCTTGATTCTGGTCAACAACAATATAAGCCGGTTTGTGAAATCCGCTCACCGCATATACCTGTGACCCAGTTGAATCGATCTTATATACTGTATCAGATGGATATACACTGATATTGGTTGCTGATACGGCAGGTACACCACTAGTACTTGTAGCAACTTGAGACAATCTGCCTGTATATGGTTGCGCATCAGCATACCAGCCAAGCTCATCGGCCGATGCCGCGGCGGTAATCAGAAACGGGCCGGCAAAGTGGCTATCGGCAGTTTCCCAGCTACTCTGAATTATTTCACCTACTTGCCACGAGCTTAATGAAATAGCTCCAGTATAGAACCTGTATTGATCGGTAGCATATGCACTAACCTCAATACTAAACGTTTCTCGCGCAGACAAGGACTGTATGGTCGCTACCCACACACTTCCTGATCTATCGACTACTATATCATGAGGTACGACGTTGTTTGGGAACTCATAAGTAGCTTGCTCTACACCGGCATTATTGTATTTGGTTATAAATGAGCTCAATCTGTGAGTATACGCTACCCAAATATTATCGTCAACGTCGGTATCAATAAGTCCTGGCTCATACTTATACCCGCCACCGTCAGCTGATAGGATTACTGTATTACCGAGTTTACTAAAGTAGTTGTCTACTTGCCCGTCGTCATCACTAAACTTTGCGATGAGATTATTATCTGTCATCGTAACCCATATATCCTTATTACCGTTTAGCGCGATGCTTGACGGTGTGATATTATATTGGTCTCCTGTCGATTCAGTTAACAGATCAATGAGTGTACCTGACAATGCCCCGAAACCTACAGTAACATTATTAAAGTCTATACTAGATAGAATGTTACCATACGTGTCGACTGTTGATAATATACCATCATTTGATGTTGTAAAGTGTGACTTAATATCCAGATCATTTGATGTAGATCCTGTCGGTACAGATGCAAATGACAAAGTCTCACCTGAAACTGTTTTACTATCGGACCGACCCCAGCTATACGATAGCTGTCCGGTCTCACCATTAACGCCGAAATTATCGTATGACGTTATTCGGTAAATTGAATCATTATCAGTATTTCCTATAAATCCAAAATATATCTCATTAGTGAATGATTCTGGTAGGTCAACATTTACTTGCCCGGATATTTTACAACCGTCGCCGATATCTCTTGGTATAAACATACCTCTGTACGAACTTGTAAGTTCAGTCGGTAATTGGTTATCATTAGTCCTGAAAAACTCAGCTGACATCGTATTGCCTGTTGAGCTTATTACACTAAGATTGACCACGTTGCTTGTTGAGCTAGCGGGTGTACCGGACTGTACGGGTTGAATTGATAATGCTGGTAAGGATCTAATTGTAGAATCATCATCAGTAATTAGACCAATGACAAACGGTACTCTAGAATGTTGCCACTTATTTAAAGATAATGGCATTGTAGATACACCGGTCGATGTAAAGTTTATCTTTGTAGGTGTAGTATTGGTAACCTTTATAGTAAACCCTAATGACTGATTATATGCGAAGTTTACAAACTCACCGTTAACAATGCTGGTTGTATTATTTCCGATTACATTATCCCGATCGAGAGTATTTTGACCTGCAAGCGTAGCAGTTCCGATGATCTTACTATTACCTACTAATGCTGTGTCATCGGCGTAATAATATGTACAGGTACCTGATGTTCCGACTAACGCAGTACTGGATGTAGTATCAAGTAACGATGTAGGTGTACGCTCTAGTATGTGTATAAATTCGCTCGCATCATTGTCCCAAGTAACAATACTACGGTAGTATATATCCTCATTACTTGTCTCTATTGTATCTATCGGCTTGTAGCTAATAGATAGATTATCTGCAGTTACTGATCTATAGTAGCTCCATGAGCGGTCAAGATGTGCCCACTTATCAGTATCATAGCTATTGATATCAATCTTTCGTGAACGTGAACCACTAGCTCCAAGAATAAGTGTGTAATCACTGTCAGTTGCGGATAATGATCTCTCTGACTGCCAGCTACTAAATCGATTTACCGTAATTGGTACAGCGTTAGATGTGGTTATTTGACCAGCGGGTACAAATATAAGATTGTAATTTTTATCTGTGACCCGTTCTAACCTATTCGGAAATAAGTCTGATACAGATACCTGCTTTGTCTGTGTACTTAGGTATTGTTCACCAGCTGAACTATAACCTATTAATGATACTACATAATGACCAGCAAAATTATATACATGGGAAGCTGAAATACCTGCAACATGTGTACCGTCACCGAAATCCCATACAAACTTATCATTTGATATATAATTCGGTACATCACCGACTGTAGTATAAAACTGGGTAAGGTGACAAGTATATCCGGATAGCGTATCAGTTCCTGCACCTACAACGCCAGTGCCCATGCCCCCGGTAATTGTGAACGGAATTTCAACTGTATTCGTGATAACGGGCATTATTAAAATTCAACTGATCCAGTTGACGTAGATTCTGATACAACTGTAATTTTATCCATAAATCCTGTTGGATCGTTTAAGTATGTAAATTTGAAATATGGCATTGGTGCATTGGCAGTAGTTGCCATAATATCATCATGAGGATATATCGGGTTCCATACTAACAAGCTCAATCCGTCTATCTCTAATGACGTGTCAGATCTGACAGTCTTAATTGATGTAACTCCGGTTATATTAAGCATGTCTGTAACAATAGCAGTGATGTCTAGTGTCTTGCCTAGCTCAGAGCTATCTAAATTGTCCTTGATAATAGTATATGCATTGTTCTTGATAGAATCAAAGCTACGAGATGAGTTTACTTCTCTAACTAGCTGTAATTTAGTGTTCCCTGCTATAGCTTCAGTTGCAGACTCACCGGTAGAGATGGCTCCAACGTCGACAGCTATGTATACAGGATCTACAACAATAGTCTCTGTAGTCAGTATTTTCTTGTCACGGATACTGTTGATAATTGCAGATTTTTGTGCAGGTCTAAGATAATTAGCCCTCACTGTCGATGATACAGTCTTTTCTAATGTAGGTACTGCGTATATGTATATATTATTGAAGTCGCATGAATCTGCAAACATGACGTGGTTAAATAAACTGTTCGGATCCTTGTTGCTTGATGAGAGCTTTATAGTATCCATCAGGTACTTCATATGACCGTCTAAATGGTCCCAGTTATTTGCAATTTTAACATCCTTAATGACGTTTGAGAAGTTTTGCCTAACATGAGACTCATAGTCATCCTTTGTCACAAGCCTGTGTTGTGCGCTAAACGTATTTGGAGCTCGGGATCTAATATCGTCAACTGTTTCTCCTTCACTAAACAGCGAGGATGCATTTACATTAGTGAACTGTAACAGTAGTATTTGTGAATCTGTTATGTAGTCGGTATTAGTATCCTTAATGTCATCAAAAATAGATGTAAACTGGACCGTGTGTAATTGCGCTAAGGTGCTACCGTCTACACCACCGGCTGATATCTCACCGGCCTTACCTTCACTCTTTAGATAGTAAACTGATATGATATCACCAGCTTTCAGTTTTGTACCAGTAGTACCGTTACCAAATTTTAGTTCGTACCTCTTATTCTCATTAAGACGAACTTCATATTTTTTATCGTCTGAATTTTCAAGATATAGTGATGATGTACGTGTCCACTGCTCCCACGTATCTGTATTGGCACGATTTACATATACATCTATACTAAAATGATCTGTAATTACATCGTCACCAGGTATCAGTGTAAATGTTTCAAACTCCTCTCCTCGAGCTGTAATAAGTGGGTACTCTTCAAATTTGCCTTGATATAGCAAATTGTCTGTTACTAATTGTGTCAGAGTTTGTGTCGAGTCTTGGGTCTTGCTGAATGTTACATCATTTCTAAAGGAGAAGAATATCCCGCTAGCATCTAAAAATGAATATCTAGGTATTGTGTATGTACCTTGAGGCAGAGTCGAGTCAACCGTAGCATTAAACGATAAGTTGCTCGTTTGAGGACCTACCGGTTTATAATCGAGAGATTTCACAATACGATTCATATTTTCGTAAAGCTCTGCTTCTGTGAATAGTGATTCAGATGATGTCTGGTTTAAGTAAAACAGCAATACATGATAACTGTATGAAATTATATCTATTAATGATGACAGGTTGCTACCTTCGTAGTTTTGATCTGTAAACATGCTCGTTTCATCTAAGCGCTCTTTAATAAGCGCTTTCAGGCTGACTGCATCAAATGATGCGTATGCATCTGTTGGTAATGAAAAATCTGTTAATGTTTGCTTAGCCATATCTCAATATTTGTTAAATCTTAAATCCGTCGGTAGTTAGTTGTCCGTTAAATTTCACCTTATTAATATTTAAGTTGGGAAATTGTAAAACAAAGGTAATCAGATAGCTATTACTTTCTTGATTACCTATTACTTGTAAGTTTGTCAGGGTGACCCGGGGCTCCTGCGCAGCCAATCCTTTGAGTATTGTACGGGCAAGTAGGTCAGCTGTCTGTTCAGTGATGGGCTCAAATACAAAGTTGCTTAAATCCATACCCAAATCCGGATTTAGTAACTTCTCTCCTGGCTTAGTGTTTAATATATTTGCTACCGATTGCTTTATGGCACCAATATCTGTTAAATCAGCCAAATCGGAAGTATTGCTACCTTTGTCAGTGGGTCTGTTGCCAACAAGATTGCCCATTTTGAGATCAAATTTTAAATCCTTATATGTATACGTATCTTGTGGTATAACGCGTGGATTTAAGTTATCCTTGGTTCTCTGAGGCGTTGCCTTGCGTAAAAAGTTTAAATCGATCGGTCCCATATACATTTATTTATTCATAAAATTTCTTCTGGATGTAATGGTATTCATATTGATAACAATAAATACTTACACGTATGAGTAAATTTGATATAATTGTAGAGTCCGCGATGAGGCGATTTCAAGGCACTGATCTACTGGTCGGTGATCGCGTAAAGTTTATTGACAGTTATCTGCAGCATGAATGGTGGAAGCGACAAGCCGCAGTTAAATTAGAGCGGATTAAAGGATTGATCGAATCTGGTGATAATATCAGAGTGTCTGCCGTGAAAGCCGTAAGGCCCGCGACTGCCAGTGCTGGCAACTTTGAGGATGTTGATGACTTCTACGTAGATGTTGTACACGAAACAGCACCAGGTTTATTTTCTCAAGTATTTACAGTACCGCAGGCATTGCTCGAAGCTCTTGATGACTATCCTAACTTAGCTGGTAAAACGCCTGACAGTCAAGTTAGGAAGGATGATACAAACATCAAGCCTAAGGACGTTGAAGTTGAAGATGGTGACCTTTCATTGATAAAGCAAACGCGTTGTGAACATCCTGCCAAAGATATGCCGACTAGCAACACAGATCTGCCTAACGCCTCCAAGCCTACGGACGGTGAGTCTTATACTTCCAAATACCTGGAATCCTAATCTATGCAAAAACAAACAACACACATTGAACGCCTGGATGAGTCAGGTTCACGAGAATCTAACTACTGCTCCGGCGGATGTGACTGCTGCGAGTGTGAATCAGATTGCAGTTGCGGATGTAACTGCGATTGTCACGAAGGCTAATTCTTAATAGCGTTCGATAATTGAATTAAACAGCTGTAGCAGTTTATTTCCTGATCTGCGACAAATGCGCTCCTGTACAGTGATTCGGCAATAACCACTAGGCACATCTTCTTGCTATCTGCAGGTATATTGACGCTATCGACATGGTCGAATAATGACTTTAATAATACAGGGTAATCACTATTAAACTTTTGCTCATTTTCGATAATGTACTTTCTGAGCTTTAATACTGCACCTGTTTTTATCAATTTAAAAATAGCTGCGACAAATTCTTCATTCTTAGTACAGTCAGTAATATGAATAATATTATCACGACAGAATTTCTGTACCTCATTGATACATCGACGCAAGTCAGGGTAGTTATTTCTAATGAACTTCGTTAGTTGATCGGATTGATTTTCTTGTACTGAGATATTCTCAGCCTCAAGTATATAGTTAATACGATCAATACATAAATTTAAAGGAGGAGTAAGATCTATACTCTGACACCGACTCTGTAGAGCTGGTATGATCCGGTGACTATAATTAGCGGTCAGCACGAATCGAGTAATTCTAGCGTATTCCTCCATGATGTTACGTAACGCTCTCTGAGCGTCCTGGCTGAGACCATCACATTCATCTAGAATTACTACTTTAATATTACCGTCTAGACTTCGAGTTTGTGAGAACTGTACAACCTTTGTTCTAATAGTCTCAATCCCGTTCTCATCGGATGCGTTAATATACAAATACTGACATTGAAGGATGTTATTAACAATAATCTTAGCTAGTGTCGTCTTACCTGTACCGGGAGGTCCAGCAAACATTAGGTTAGGGATTTCTTTGTTATTAACAAACTTGTTAATGATTGATTCATTCTCTGGTGTGAGAATTATATCGTCTACTGTTTTTGGCCTGTATTTTTCTACCCAAAGATTATCAAACATATTAATTTCCTGAACTACCGAACCCTTGATCACCTCGATCTGATTGCACAACCTCTTCAGTCCACTCACATTGTGGATGTATAAGAGGGTATACTACGAACTGGGCGATTCTATCTCCTGCCTTGACGTCATACGACTCACTACCAAAGTTATACAGCTTTACACCAAGATCACCACGATACCCATTATCAATTACCCCTAAATGTGGTTGTAAGCTATACTTAAATCCTAATCCAGATCGCGGTTCAATTCTAAACCAAAATCCTTCTTCAATGTATGCTAATGTTAACCCAACAGGTACCACAGCGTTACCTGGATGTCTAGGATGCCATGGGATAGTTACATCCTCCACTGCTACCAAGTCGTATCCGGAATCACCTGTACCTGTATCACTATTATTAGCTCTAGGTAGCTGTGCATCTGGATGCGTCTTAATAAACTTGACACTAGGATTAAGTGTCATCATCATTTGTTTAATTAAATCCATTTTGTGCCAAGGTCCCATGTACCATCACTACTCTTAGGGCTACCTTGAGGTGGCTGCTGCTCGTTTAGTAATTGTTGTCCGTCGAAGTTTTCTGAGTTTGTACTCTCAACTCGTACACCTCCGTTGTTCGCAAGCCATTGCATAAGATCTTGTGTCTTATCCGGGCTTAATGTATATTCTTGTCCGTCGATATTAATATTTGCCATAACACAGTTTATTATATGTGGTATATCGAGAAGTTCAACTAAATAGTTGTAGATGAGTGACGAAAATTCGGATGAAGATATAAAAGACTTGGTTGATCAACTAAAAGACACAACTACTACTAATAATAAAGTGTGTAATAGTGCGGAGCAATTGAGTCTGGATCCTCAGGACGTAGAGCAATTTGTTATTAATAACTCCGGGCATCTAGTACAGCAAAGTCTAGAGGTAATGGACAATGTTAAAGATTATATAATGGCTTCTGGTGATCCAGACAGTATTAGTGCCTTGTCGGAGCTTATTAGAGCCTCGAGCGGTGCTATCGAGAGTCTTAATAAAATTGTAGTACAAAATAAACGAACAGAGACTACGTTGACGGCTAAGAAAATGGACGTCACGGCTAAGTATGCAATTGAAGATAAGAAGAACGAGGGTGCCTTAATTGCTTCTCGAGAGGAAGTGTTTAAGAAGATACTTGAAGACGCGAAGGTAATTGATATCTCTACCGAAAGTGAACCTAACTCGAGTCTTTAATATTTGTAACTGGGCTAAATACATCACTGTTTGTACTTCTAGACGTTAGAATGCTCGTTAATGTGTGATGCTTGTTTTTCAGTATGTCAACTCTAACTATGGAGTCTTCAACTACCATTTCAAACGACGGATTTTTGACTCTCTGATTATTAACAGCGTTACTAATATACCCTAATGCATTATGTACGTTACCGAGTACTTCATTAACGTGCCCTTCCATATGACCGTAATTTACCATCATCCTACCCCAATGCATCCAATCATTAACACCGACCTCACCATGACTGTTTGCCGAGCTTGCTATAGCGCGGATTAAAGGGGTCCTGTTTTTTCTAAACAATGAATTTGTCGATGTACTTAAATGTTTCGTCAACCCATCGGTATCACTATCTATCTTATCATGTATGACCGGGTCTATAACGGACGGAGATATACCTAACAATTCAAAATCAACATCCAGTGTTGGTATCATTGTTGTATCAGGAAAATCAATACGGCGATGGAGTAGACCTATGCTGTCGCTGACAGTAGCAAACCAATCATCAGCTTCAGGAACATTATACGCGGAAAGATACTGACTATACATTCCCTTCACAGTGTCATGAGCTCGGCGATATTTCTTCATCCAGTAAAGCAGAAATTCTTGACTATCTTCTAGATTCTCCATGCCCCATATAGGGCTTAAATTGTTAATCTTGTCTAAGGTGACTTGCTTGGTATCATATTCGTACTGCAACCACATATCCCTTCTATTAGAGATATCGTACGCATGATACTCAGTAGCTAAAGTAGTTTCGTTCTGTCTCGTTTCCGGTAAACTGGTATCTGTCCGTACCCATACCCAATGCGGCTCTAAGAGAGTGTCTAGCTTCGATAAGTATGCAAGATCTGATTGTTCTGCTCTAGAATTGGCACCACCGCGGTAATTTGACCTTAAAGGTAGTACACCTTCGTTCATCGATCTAAAAAATCTAAATTCATCAGTAAGTGGGTCAGATGTATGCTGTGTGTAGTTCCATACATACGTGGCAGCAATGTCATCTATGTACGTATCGATAAGACTCAACCAATTTGTAGATGCAACATGAAAATCGACAGTATTAAGTACATCACTATCTATTAATAGTGGTATCCCTGTCTTTGTTGGTGTTTGTGATGTCATGTTATTTTGTTATCGCGGCCACGTCGTCGTCGTTAAGTGGTGATAATACTGAATGCGTGTGTGACTTGGTGCATGATATTTGTTGCTGGTAGTTCTGTACGGCAAAGTTAAACATATGTACGATTTTAACCATAAACCATTCACCTGATATAATCTTCTCAAATGCTGATCCCGGTTCAAGTGTAGAATCTGCCAAGATTATAAAGCGACCAGGTTGTCTGCGCGTGTTACCTGGTACTGCAAAGTCGATCCCCGGAGCATATGCTAATGCTTTGTTCAGCACCCTATTGACACCATCTTTTTTTCGCTTTTGTGTAGTATTACCTGGTGAATATACATGCTTGACATTTTTATTTTCAAGTCGTTGGCTCTCTACAGGGAATACCGGTGTTGGTGAGTCACCCATCATGTCCTTTACATATAATTTATCAAATTTATCTCTAATTCTACCTATATGGTTATGTTCACAGTCTATATCGAACTGCTTTTCAGCAAAATTGTACCCGTGTGTTATAGTTGTAACAAGATCTTGTAAGCACGGGCCATTGGGCATATTGAGATATGTAAAATTTTCTAATCCGTCGAATTGCTGTATGACTTCATTACGGGCGATAGCGGCAAATCCTTTTAGTGGTATCTTATCTATCGGCTTTGTGGCAGAACCACCCTTGGAGCCACCACTTGTTACATGGAATATATCTACGGCGTATTTGCCGAGGGTATCAGTTACCTTATCTACTGCGTTGCTGTAAAACTTATTTAGTGGTCTGAGAAACCAGTCCCCAGCGCCACGACTAGTGCGCTCCAATCCAAGGACGCAATTATCTGCATCACCACTGCTTACGTGAGTATCTAGTAATTCCTCCAACGTGTCGTATGATGAATGGCCCGGTAACGCTGAATAAAATGTAGTTGTATCACCTTTATCCCAATCAGCAAAAGTGTTGGTCATGGGTAGAGCTGTTTTAATGAAATGTTTTATTGCTTCACCTGTGCGCGGGCTTCTGAGCTCATTACTTACCTGTGAGAAGTTAATATTATGACCTACTTCGGCTGCTAAGGCGTCAGAACTTGTCCAGGGTACTCTAGATTCAACTAACGTCTGTTCGCGAGCATCACGTAAATGGAGAATTTTTTGTTTACCGTCATCTTCTAGTGATTCCTCCTCATCTATGATATAAAATTCATAATATAATCGGTGCTCATCTTCAGGAAATATCTTGTCATCATCTTTATGGAACCAATCAGATGCGACTGGGAACATATCGACGAAAATCATGTCTCTATTATCTGTATTAAATGCATATGTTGGGTCAGCAGTACCAACTTTTCTGGCATGTTTGGTCAGCAAGCTAGCTCGTGATGGCATTGACGGTGTTTGGTCGAGCAAATTGCCAGTACTGTCTAATACCATTTTACCTGTAGGGAAAATAGAATACATCTCTTCAACTAGCATGAATGAAAGTATTCGGTTTGCTGGTATAGGTGCAAGTTCATGCTTATTTTGTATCATGACTGACACAGCATATGTCTGCTTGTTGAAAATTAACTTATTATATAACATAGCTACTAACCAATACTGCTCGATATGCTATCTAGTACTGCTCTGACAGAACGTGGCTTTAATATCTTAAGTACAGTACCAGGGTCAGGCAACTTCACTGGGTTCTTGACACCACTAGCTAGACATATTAACCACCATAGATTTATAGTATCATAATGTATATAGCTCAGCTGTGTCCACGAAACTATACCTGCAACACGATAATAATAAAAGGAATCAGCATCTAAGTCTTTGGGTATACTTATATTCTTTATGATATTATACGCAAAGAACTCATCTTCGTCTTTGTACATTTTAAATATGCGCTCATACGCATAATCATCTAAACCTGCGAGACCGGCAACATCTTTTCTTGTTATTTCAAGGTCAGTTTTCATGTTCTATTATACTCTACTTTTTATCCCTTACAAATGTATCTGCATTTTCTAAAGAGACATTATATATACCAGAGGCTCGAGCGATCGGACCGAGAATTGAATGGAAATGTAAGTTTTTAGATTCAGGTATAAGTGATTGAACTGTTATCTGAACTTCATACGCATCTGGTATTAATGTCTCTATTACAACTTCTTGCGAACTACCACCGATGTATGCACCGCCCTTTACAATACCAGCGCCCATAGCGGCTTGTATCTGGCCGTTGTCTGTTAGAGATTTTTCCGGTAAGATACTTTCTTTTGATTTCTTCCACTCTTCGCGTGACATCTCTCTGGGTCCATGTGGATTGTCTTCAAGCAACTCGTACGTGGCGGACGCATATTCTTTTAACAAGGGTACCTTCGCAAGCCTGAGTGCACCTTTGTTAGAAATGGACACTCTACTCATGTATGCATATGGTGAATAAAATATACCCGGTACTTCTACTTCATATATGACGGGTGGATCTAGCATAGTCTTAGTTACCTTATTTGGTAAGTTTTGATATGAGAGCATGTAGCACAGCTGCCAGTTTTTAACTACATCTGTCCAGTCTCTAGTGTTTAATAGATTAAAGCTAAATGTCCAGGTTGGTAAATCGTTACCGTAAGTATAATCATACGGTCGTTCGATATATGTCCCTTTGACACCGGGTAACAACTTAGCCGTTTCAAGTATGTCTTTACCTAGACCGTCTTGATTAAACACCTCCTTAACAATTGGCGAGACAAGGCCTCCGCCACCCTTAAATTCGGCCCATCTGGGGGTCACTTCTTTCCATTGTTGTTCAAAATACGGGAATGCGTATTCAAACCCTGTAGGTACAGTACCATACAGCCCGTAATAAGGTCTTAGATATGGCGGAGTTGCTTCCATACCTTTACCATTAAGCGTTGCGTATCTTTGTATCATCTCATGCAGCTCTTCACCTTTCTGCTTGCCTTTGAGTATTGAAGTGGCAATAGTCTTCTTTATTCCATCATCTCCTTTTGACATTTTCGTAAGGGAGTCGGCTGCTGCCTTAGACATTTGAGTAACCTTGGAGGCGTCAAGCATCTTGCCTGCAAAATCAGACCAACCAGTCATCATATATCTAATGTTTTGAAGTAGTGCACTAAACTCAACGCTATATTCTGACATTCGAATATACGGTACTTCATGCCGACCAGCTGGGGTGGTGTGTGTCCACTCAAAACTGTTAACAACATCTATCAGCTGAGGAGTTTTGGTGTTGCCCATTAAGTTTCTCAACTCAGGGGCAGCTGTATCATAATTTTTATTATAGATAAAACCAGGCAAATCATTTGTATGATCTGTCATTTTGAATAGATGTTTTAAGTTTTGTCCCATATTGTTATGCGTTTAATTGTCTTAGTTGTGATGTACCGCTCTGATAGCTACTCCCACCAGTATTACCAGGCATAGGCATGATAGTAGGGCTACTACCTGTAGGTCCTATTGCTGAAGCGACTGCGTTCCCGATCATCACTGCAAGTTGTTGTTGTTGTGCTTCAGTATTAGACTGTAGATTATTTTCTGCCATAAGAGCCGAGCTCTCGAGAAATTTTTGAGCGGCGGTTAGCATGTTATCACCGGCTTTATGAAAAATGTCTGTCGCACCTTTCGTCTGATTTCTAAAATTCTCTAAAACTTTGTCACCCTTCTCGATTTCGGATTTATGTAATTCGTCAAACGCGTCCATACGCTTTTGTTGGTCTCGCTCAATTAACGTTTTCGGATCCAGCGTAAATTGTGTCTCCATCTTCGCATCCAACGCGGATAGCTTCTTCACGTCCTTTTCGATGAACTTTTCAAAATCTTCAGCTGATTTGGCTAGTCGTTTGACATGTCGTTCGTCTTCGAGGTCGAGCCCCGCGAGTCTCATCTTCCTAATTTTCTTATTAGTCTCTTCTAAGCCTAAGTCCGGCTTCAGCCAGTCCGGCAAAACATCAAAAGCTTCAGCCAGCATGCCTGTAATACCTTCAGGTATGCGCATTATCGCGTCATAGAGAACCTTCTTAGTCGATGATACCAGCTGCCAGCCCATATCGTGAATTAATTCAACTACATCGAAGAACGCGCGTAATAACATTGTCTTAATCTTTTGAAATGCCCAATTCTTCAAAAGACTAAGTTGATCAAGTATACCACTCGTGAGACCGGTAGCGATGCCTTTGACCCACTCCCAGCCTCTGAGTACATTTAACCATACCTTTGCGTATACCCACGTAGATACAAGTTCTTTAGTAGCTTCCCAGTAAGTGTTTATTACTGTACCGACTTTATCTACCCATGGCTGTATGCTACCGTCCCACCACTCTTTAAATTTATCAACTACTACATTCCAACCGTTCTTTATCTCTTTCCATGTCTCACTCCACCAAGATGATGATTCATCGGATGAATCGTCCCACCATTTCAATATTGACGACCACCATTCCGTGACCTGGTCTGTTAGGTTCTTCCATGCTTTGTTGACATCCCACTTAATAATGTTCTCGTATGTATCTTTTACCCATTTGGCGGCGCGTTTGCCGAAATCGTCCAGCCATGGCACTACGGTTTTGTCCCATATCTTAATACAGAGATCTCTAACTATCACCCACGCCCCGTTTAGACCTTTTTTTACCTTAGGCCAATATTTTTTCCAGAATTTAGTAACTTTATCATCCATATAGGCCCAGCCCTTTTTGAGATTAGGCCATAGATTAACAAAAAATGCCTTTATGCTGTCCCAATTCTGCCATATATAGTAAATTGTTGATAACAAGCCTGCCCACCCTAGGACTTTCTTGATCCATCCCCAGCGACGGGCTTGTGCTAGATGAGATGTTGGCTTTTCTTGACCAATACCGGTATTCATTGCTTGCATGAGCTGCTTTAAACCGGTGGGAGAAAACTCAACAAGCTGAGCTTTCATGAACTGCTTTCTTTGTGGCTCACCAGAGTTATTAACGGTGTTACCCCCTGGACCTGTACCGACAAACTGTGCGCGTTGAGCTGGGTCACCAGCTTGAGCTGCTACATGACTAGATTCTCCGAGAGCTACTAGTTTACGTAGTTGGAGCTCGAGACCTCCTAGTGCTTTAATTGTCGCGGCATCTGCCATACATAGATATTTAAGCTAAAATACCTATATCCCAATGAAGATGTTTGCATCGATGTCTAGCGGGACCGTTTTACCGTTATTATCAACATAACACAATAGTGTATCACGATAAGCCTTAAGATCCGTAACGAATGCCGTTATCTCAGTGATTATCTGGGTTGGTAAACTTTCTAATAGCTCAATATTTTGAGCAAAGACCTTCTTGCTTCCGAAATCTACCTTAGTACGGTTACCTCCCTTATCAAACTCAATACTGGAAATGTACTTGAACAGTTCAATGAAATAAACTTGCGTAAATATGTCACCTGAATGTTTTTCGAAGTCAGCCTTGGTCTTAACTATCGATTTAACGTTAGATGCAAAATAATCGTTTATGAGATTATCTTTATACAAGGTAGGAGCTTCTAAATTTAAAATCATCTTACTATTGTTATACTCTAGCGTCTTAGTTGCTGTACTAGGTACCGGGGCTTGTATGGATTTCTTAATTTGTGCAATTACATCCGGTAAGTTGACCTCAACCACGCCACCTTCACCTTGCTGAACTTCGGCAATAGGGTTTGTATGGGCTCTTAATTGTAGAATTAGAACGTCGCGGTCTAGCACTGTAAGTGTGTTTAACGTGTCTATATCTGTGTCTAAGCAGTTCTCTTTTAGTACGTTACACAACTCCTTAACCACGTTTAAACCTTGTGTCACGCCCAGTTCATCACCTTCAAAGTTAACTTGGAGTGCCATGAATGATTTTAATTGTCTAACGTTTAAAGGCTTAAATCGTAATGGTGATTTTAGAGTAGGGCAGACAGCTTCAATTGCGTTTTCCTGGTAGAACTCTTTAATCTCACTGAGAACATTGCTATAATCTGCTTGCTTACTCATTATCGGTATTTAGTATGTTGTATGTACCTTTGCAACCTATTCTATCCCTTGCGGGGGTGTAGGCATGGACGGTGATTCTGGTTTATTGTCTTGGTCTGACTGTCTTCTTTCAGCCTCTTGTTGTATTAGCGCATAATATAACGTAAGTTCAGCCGGGGTCGAATTGTTGATAAAAGTATCAGGTATCTTATATTCACTCATCAATGTTAATTGACCGGTATATACATCCTTCAAGTTATAATTATATAAGAGTCTGATTAACGAGGGGAGCGTACCGTCAACAGGTGAGATATATACTTCTTGTAGCTCTGTATCATCACCATCCTCAGCTGGAATCTCTACTATGTAGTCTTTCTTCATAGCTTTGACTTGCTCGTTAATATAGTCTAAAATTTTAGGCAGTATCGAGGAAGGTAGTTGGCTTATGGTATCGATTTTTTGTGCTTTGTTTAACGATTGTAAGGATATCGTCTTGTTGTTAAATGTTAACTCTGATATGCTGTGTAATCCTACGTCAAACCAGTCTTTCATGATTAGCTTTCTCGGTAATGTGCCTCTAACTCTTAATTTATCGTCTACTGAGATATCAAATCTATGTTTAATGTCGTAAGATCGCGCTACACTTAGACACTCATTTATATCCACCGTGTACTTTTTAATTTCTTTGTCGGTTGTTGACATGTTGAACTCAATAACAGATGAAATGTTTGTAGCTCGTATTTCGAGCATGATTATAAATTTATCAAAACCTGTTAATCTACTTACATTGAGCTTATCACGACAAAGTTCAGTGATTAACTCGTCAATAAACATCTCATATACGTCATCATTGTTGTTGAGTATAACTTTCAGGAATGCTTTATAGTGTTCACATGTAAACTCTTTAAAGTGGTAGACAGAGTCTAAGCTAGGTATGTGAATAGGGTAAAAGAAATGCATTAACTATGAAGTATCTTAGCCGAATAGACCGAAAAATCCACCGCTAGCTTTACGACTAGATTTGAAATCTTTTTTATGCTGTGTCCAGAATTTTTCTGCTTTGACTTCCGGGTCATGTTCTTTCATGACATTTATATACTGCTCAGGTAAGATTGCTTGGTATTTTCTGAAGCTCCATTCAGTGTCTCTCCTGTCAGGAGAGGATACTCCCTCATTTGCGTACCTCTCACGCCCGATATTTACCGGAAAGCAATCTGTAAATACCCATATCTTTCGTGGTATAAGACCTGTCGTGGATTTATACCCACCGCCACCTTTCACAGATGATGAACCGGTCTTTCCATAATTAATAACAGTCATATCTGTAGTAACTCTTTCGTTGGGATCTACTAATCCAGGTTCAGATCCCCAGTTGCGAGCGACGAGGCCTTCGTGTTGGCACATAATTGCCCATGGTCTTAATATGAACTCTAAAAATGAAACGTTTGTCTCGAGAAACTCAATATTGATTGGTGCAAATGTCTGTCGTTGTTCCATTATAGGGCCTTTTAGAAAGCCTCTATTGCTGGGACCAACTGTACTAATAGCTGATTGCTCGACAGGTAAGCCGATAGTTTGTGCTAGCATACAACCCAATGCACCGTGTCCAAATTTATCTGTAAATCCATTTTCACCAAATCCTAAGTATTTTCTCGCTAAATTTGGGCCGCCACCTTCTCCTGTATATTCTGATCCAGGATCAGCACCAACATACTCTCCCCATTTATGCATCGTCGATGTAGTGACTTTGTTTGGTATTTTAAATATAACAGCCCATAGATTTGATAACGGTATGCCAGTTTCCCATCGTGACAGCAAGTTGAGAAATGAATCGCGAGGCATAAGAGGCTTTTCAAACGTTTCACCAATATTAGTAGCAATATACTTAAAGGCGTCAGTTTCAGGGAATAGTTGCTCTAGACCTACGCTGGTTGTTCTGGCGGACTTTTCCTTTTTATTCGACTCAGTACCAGGGGTATTTACGGGATCATCTATCAATGAGCCGTCACCACCGTAGCTATATTCTCTCTGCTCGGGGGCGTCACTTACTCCGGGTATGTACTCGTCAGCCATATAAAGTATTTATCCTGCAAGGTGAGTTGCAGGATAACTAGAATACAATGTTATCCTGTATTCTAGAATAAGTTGCGAGTCCAGTATTGGTAAGCTAGAGTAGCTGTGAAGGAAATCGGATCACCGTTACCTTTCATGTCAAAGCTCAATTCACCAACTGTTACTGGCCATACACCAACTAGCTGATATTGTCTTGTGACTTCACCTGCTTGGTTGAGCATGCCTAACGTAATTTGTGAATTTCTAAATAATCTATATTCACCGGAGCTACTTTGATCATCAAAGGTATTAAGAGACCAGTCTTCGAAGATTGTTCTGATGATATGGTCACCATCAGCACGGAAGGTAAGTGTGTATCCTTCAGATCCAGGGTAAGTCGCTGTACCGGGCACATTAAAGTTAAGGCCCATATATGGTACCGGGATGTTACTGACTGCGCGCGACGGTAAGGTAGCGGCTTCGCAATATACAAGGTCGTCTTGCGTCACAACCGACGCACCTCGATCAGTGATGTCAATTACCCTGAAATGATGGTTTCGTGTAAAGTCGCGCTCTTGCGCTACTCTAAAGAAGTCTTGTATTCCTTGTTTAAGATCTGGCATAGCTAAAATTATTTATTCATTAGTACGTTAATTCGCTGAAGTCTTGCCCAGTTCTTGTTGCGTAGAAGTTTACTAAGATAAACTCAGCAGCGCGTACCGGTTTGATGTAGATGTCAACGATCAATTCGTTCTGATCAATTCTATCAGGTGTATTATTTCTTTCATCACATATGATTAAGAAGTCATACATACCTTCTGTGTTTTTAACATACTCGAACGGGGGTGTTAAGTTGTTTACAACCTGAGTTCTGGTTAATAGTGTGTTAGGTTCGAACACGTAAAACTTCATGCTCTTTCTAACAAGCTTCTCGAGGTACAAGAACAACCTACGTACATTGACTCTATCAAATGCGCTCGGTTTCTTGAACATCGTCTTCTGTCCCCAGATTACCATACCTTCATTCGGGAATTGATGTACTGGGTTAATGCTAATTTTGTATAATTGGTCTCTGTGCTTCTGTGTCGGTAGGACCGCAAGGTCATTTACACCAACAAACCTACCACGAGTGAATCCAGCCGGGGCCCACCACGGAGCGTATACTGTATCATTGTTAGCGTACGTGGCAGCCGCTGTTCCTGAGAACGGTGCCCAGATTTGACGATCAGTCGTGCCGTCATATACCCTAGCCCAGTTACCGTATGTTGAGGAGAAGCTAGTATTAGCAAATCCGTAGACGTGTCTTAGAGGCCAGTATACGAATTGTGAGAATGTACGAGTCTTATCATTTAAGACCTTACCGTTCCTACCTTGTACGAAAATATACCGAGGAGCATCTGCGATAAAGATATGATCTTTTCTCTTATACTCAGCAAAGTTAGTAAACTCATTCCATACAGCACGATAGTTCTGTTGAATGTTGTATGCGTTGTGTGTTGAATCAACACCTTCACGTAACTGATACAATCCAGAGTTTGTCGTACCGTCGCTGCTTACAGTACCGATATCAACGACTCTTTCATCGTCAAACGTTTCAGTACCGTCACCATTAGATTGTTGATCCTCTGAACCAGCATAGATTGTACCTAGTCCAGCTTCAACCGATACGTCGATGTCAACTAGTTCCAAGTTCTCAATGCTTCTAAATACTCGACTCAACTTACTAGGTACAGATCCGATTACCTTCGTTGAAGGATCAGATTTTTGGAACGTACCAAGTGGTACAAGAGTGTCAGCCGGGTTAAATGTCGTTGTATTTGATACTCCCGGGGAAGTTAAGCCGTCCAAATGTTCCAGAACAGGTGTGTATACTCCAAAGTTTCCAGACAAGGAGTTGCTTACTGCATCTCTTTTGGATCTTTCGGTTAGCATTCTAACAGACTTGGATGGAATGTTCGAACCAGCTGGGAGCCATGTACCAGGCTTAACTGAAATGTACGGGTTAACTATTACCTCAACGTTAGGTGATGCATCTTCCAGGTTACCTAAGTAGAACGACTGAGGCGTACCACCGTTAGCATTTTGTAACAACCGATAACTGTCAAACGAGCCTAAGTACGACTCGCTAAGTACGAAGTCTAACTTAATAGCATCGGTTGAAAATACAGATGTACGTAGTTTGAATACTCCCATCGTCAACGTATCGTTGAACTCGGTGGTTGATATATCAAACGGTGCGAGGTTTTCTAATTTCTCAGAAAGGCTATTATCATTGCTAAGAGATGTACCTGATAGTTCAAAGTTTCTTCTATCAGTTCCAACTACTAGTGTAAGGTCTTTGCTATTCTCACTAACACTTACATGGCTAATAATACTATCAAAATCTGTTGCAGGGTTATGCTGTGAGTTATCAGCGAACGCAACATAGTAGCCTTCATACTTGTCATTAGTAGTAGACTTGGACTTATTGGTAACAATCATACCAGCGTGTCCCCAGTGAGCCTTACCAGCACTAAAATCCTTTGTAGATAATATCCAGTTTTGCCATGTAAAGTCACCTTTTTGAAGGTCGGTGTATTCTTCCTTGCTCAACTCTAACAGTTGAGGCTTACCAAAAATGTAACCACCAGTAGCAGCTGACAGTGAAACCCCTCCACCTATAGATCCACCGTTACCGGTACCAGGTGTTGAACCACCAGAGGCTGCATAGTTAAGAGTTACGTCGCCAGTATTGTGAGCATATACAGGATAGAATAACGCAGAATAAACATCACCATAACCAAGACCAGCGCCGGAGCCATATGGCAGTCTAGTCGTAAGTACGCGAGCATCGCTACTGAATACTGCTTTTGCAGTATGATGGAAGTACCGCTCTGCAGGGTTCGTGGGAGCTCCATATACTGTTTGAAATTCAGAGAAACTTGTTATCTGGAATACTTCATCTGTCGGGCCTTGATGCGCAAAGCCTGGAATTAGAATTGATGTACCAGTAGGTATAACAGGTCGTAAAGACAAGTCAATTTCATTAACTTCTACACCGGGTGATTGTATTGTACGGGCCATATCTAGAAGTATTTATGCTTTTTTGAATGTATTTTCCTTCTGGTTAAAGAAGATTTACGAGCATTTGAGAAAATGAAAATGTAAATTGACATTCCATCTCACCTGGGTCACGGTGATCGTAGGAGATTTGACCTAAAGTTACAGGAAAAGCCTTCGTATAAGTGAACTGTACCGTGTTTTTATTAAACTCATTTAAGCCGTACATTGTAAAGTCTGTTTGGTAATCTCTCATCAACTCATCAGGTAAAGTTCCACCTGTTAGTGTAGGGTCACCTACATTGTAGTATGATGTACGTTCATCATTTAACATATTCAGCCAATTCCATACATACCAATAATTGTTAAATTGGTTGTCAACAGTAAATTTAACTGTTACGTCACTGTATGCTGGGCGCGCATGTGTTGATACCTTTAAATTCTGGCCAGCGTATGGTAGGTTATAGCTAGGTATCTGTACTTCAGGTACAATTGCACCATATACAGAGAACTGTATTGAGTCTGGGTTCGCTTTCGAGTTACTCTTATGGT